CATCCTGCAGCGATACGTGATGCACTTCACTGCGGACAGCCTCAACCTAATAGCCGAGGCGCGGCATTACATGTGGGCAGAGGATAAGATAAGCGGCATTAAGCTCAACGTGCCAATAGACAAGTGGAATCACCTAATGGATGCGGTGCGATACGTAGCACTCAATCGGTTGGCAGAGCAACGCAAGGCGGTTAGACGCACAACATTCGGTAAGCAACGATAACAAACAAAAGATATGAAGGTTGAACGATTTTTACACGTAAAAGACATTATCGACAAGGAGTCCAAGCAAGCGTTGGCGAGCGCGGAAAAGCCTACAATGGTAAGCCGAGCATTCGTGCCGATGAGCCTTGACTTAATCACATTCGGGCAGTATTTGGATTTGAAACGCCTAAAAACGGATGAGGACGTTCTATTTGTGCCGGCACAAGTGCTTTTAGGGCTGACGATAAAACAAGTAATGCGCGAGGACATCCGCGTGGTGTACGGATTCAGTAAGTGGGTATGCGAAGAGGTATCACGTATCAATGATATGTTTGCGCGATGCAACCAAACACCGACCGCGGAAGAGCGTGCGGCAGGAGTGGAACGGTTACAGTTCGGTGACTTCGGCATGATAGATTGGTACGCACAGCGTATGGGTATTCAAGACCACGACGAAGTGTTAGAGGTATCATGGCGCAGGGTTTACCAAGTGATGAAGAACGATAGCGAGGTATCTGCGTACCGTAAGCGCCTCGAACAAGAGTACAGTAAGAAGAACAAATAGCGTATGACACACGAAGAGTTGAAACAAAAGGAGCGCGAGCTGATGACAGCGACCGCCAAGAGATTAGGAATGCGATACATTATGGACGATTGGGCACGCGCCAACCTTAGAGCGGACGGAGTATCAAGCGAGCATGAGCGAGTGAACGACATCCTGGTTGATGTGTTGCAGGTGTCGGGGACGATGATAGCCAACAATAACGCATTCCGAGATAGCGAAAATAGAATGTTTGCGTTCCTTACACCCTGCAACCTTGACTTCGAGGGCGAGGGCATACAGCCGCAGATTAACCGCATGAAGGAACGCGCCAAACAGTTCGTTGCAGCCGTGAACGAAAGCGGACTCTACAACTGGGTGGATGGTAATCTACCTTACCGCGTGGTGTACGACAAGTTGGACGAGAATATGGTAGGTATCACCATGGAAATAACCTTGACACCGCAGGAGGGTGAATGCTATGGCTGATTACAATGCGACACAAACGTACTTCGCGCAGGAGATAATCATTCGCGAGGAGTTGGAGGCACTGAAAGAACGTATCATTGCTAACCATACGGACGCAGGGCAGGTTGCAAGCGGAAGAACAAAGGACAGCCTGCGCGTTGAGGCTGACAAGTCTAGGGGCGCACTGATAGGACGTTCGCCATTCGGCACACTGGAAACTGGACGCAAGGGCGGCAAAGTGCCGTATAACTTCGTAGATATAATCGCTCAGTGGATAGTCGATAAGGGCATATCGTACCGAGCCATGCCGTATGTAAGGCAGGCAAGCGCACGATGGCAACCGAAATACAGCGACCCCGATACGAGAGGGCGTATGACGTTGGCAGGAGCTATTGCGCACAAGATAAAGACCGAGGGTACGCTATTATACCGCGAGGGAGGACGTGCCGACATCTACTCTAACGAGATACCGACCACACTACGGAACTTGAAAGATAGGCTATCCGTGATGCTGTGGAACGGAGTACAAACGATACACCTTAATGACAAACAGACAATAGAAGGATAAGAGTTATGGATAAAGTATATGCATTCGACAAGATAATGAGCCCGCAGGTGAATGCAGGAACATTCAAAATATATAGTTCGGACACATCGGCACTCGAAGGAAGAGTGCAGAGCAACCTTGTAAGCGTTGATATTAGCAAGTACGTGCAGGCATTGTTTAGGTACACCGACCTGCAGCCGCAGGAGGGCGCGTACATACATAAAGTGGTAACGCTGCAAGACTCCGACAACGATATAACGAAATGGGATGTGTATTGGGGCAAGAGTACTCCGTTTACAGCCGATATTGAGGCGCTGAACGAGGCAGGCGTAGCGGACACAGCCGAATGCACTGCGAGCGGTGCAATTACCCTTATGTGGGTAGACATAACAGGCAAGTGGCAAACATGGACGTTCCTCAACGGTGACGATGCGGACGAGAGCGAGGCGAGCGAAACAGATGTGGAAAACTACATCGCAGCCACCGAAATGGTGCGTACTATATCGCAAGGAAAGAGCATTACAATGAGCCGCAAGATATGCGCACCGCTGCAAACCCAAAACCAACGTATGTTATTGCGCACATTGGCGTGGTCACCCTTGGTGGTATGGGCGAAAGATGATGAGTACATCCCTATCCAAGTGAAGTCTACAAGCGACATCGGCAGCAAGGCGCTTGACAACTACGAGGTGGAGATTGCATTTTCATTCGATTCACAACAATTCTAAGGAGGTGACAGCATGAAGGATGAATTATACATAATCAACGAAGAGGACGAATACGAGAAGTTGGACTTAGCGGAAAACATCCAACTGAAATACGAGTCAAACCTTTTCAGACCGTTCGATGAGTTTAGCAATTCATCGAGCTACACTATATCACTACCTAAGACCGCGAGAAACCGCAGGTTAATGGATGCGATAGACATCCCGAATACACTAAACGGAACACCCTACATCAAGCAGAGCGCAAGAGTGGTTAGGGATGGCGTGGTACTGATAGAAGGTGCGGACGTTGCAATAATGCGCGTTACGGAGGACGCATACGAGCTAAATCTATTTTGGGGCGCAGGCATGATTGAGGACAACGATTACACCCTGCAAGACCTTGAATTGGGAGAGGTAGAGTTCGCACGCGATGAGAACGAGTTTACCTACCCTTATAAGTGCGGATTCAACGCAGGGCAGGACGATGATGCGAAGATACCGCCTACATACCCATGCTACGATTTGCTATTGAAGTGTTGCGATAAGTTAGGCATGAAGATACGCAGCGATGACGGAGTTACGGAAGGATTCGGGGATGTAGAGAAAGCGCGGTTCGATGGATTGGTCATGCCATTCCTTAACGCAGCGGACAATGGCGAAGAAGTAAACCTTGTATCAGCTACAATCAACATGCGAACAGCTATGCGCTATCCTCCGTTCTTTGTGTTTCCGAACAACCCCGATAGATACGACCGTGTTGCAACATTCGGTGACAACGGCAATACGGAGTACTGGATTGGCGTGGTGCCTTCACAACGATTCCTGCAAGCGCGATTAGAAGGTACGTTGGATGTAACGATACCGATTGATTGCAAAGCTAACTTAGACAACCTAAGCGTAGGTATAAGCATTTTTAGCACAGAGGCGCAAAAGCTAAATGGTGTATTCATAGGCTATCCGAGGTTGGCGAACTGGATAAAGTCGTATGTTTACACCGATTCAACTAAGACCGACACCGCGAGAACGTTCCATTTTAACTTCGATTCGGACGATGCGTTCAGCAAGTCGGCTGCAGAGCTTACGAACAAGACGTATGGAACGAACATGATGTTTGTTATAGAGCTATCCACCTGCGCAGGGCATTCACAGAACCATAAGTTATTTAGTTCTATCCATAACGCGACATTCGATTTCTCTGACTGCAAGCTGCGCGTTGCATACGACCATGTAGTCCCAAACGAAGGGCAGATGTTTGACTACGCGCTAAACATGCCCGACATGGATTGCGTGGACTACATTACCGCCATGTGCGCCATCACCGGTATTGCATTAGTGCCGATAGAGGGCGAGTTCTATCCGAGGACATACAGCCGAATGATAGCATGGGCGAGTAGTCAGAACCCAAAGACAACGAATATCATTAAGTATGACGAAGTAACGAGCGAAATCAAAGAGATAGAGTTCCATGACGATGACTACGCCAAAACAAACTACTTCCGTTATGCGGATAACGAGGATAGAGATTGGGATGCATCCTTGCCCTGCGATGATTGGACGCTGGAAAGCGAAACCGACCTTGTAACCTTACCGTTCAACACATACAAGACCGTAGACAGCATTCCGTGGGTGGAGCTTTACACCTACGATGATGATGGACTGGAAACCTTCGAAGAGAAGAGCGACAACCCGATATTCTGCACTACGAGGCATGAGAAAGTGGACGGAGTTACACAATACTTTTGCAGCGAGGGCAGGACGTGGACGATGATATTGGATGATTACTACAAGGAGTATGCAGCGGTTATCAACCCTTTCCGCGTCTACAAGATAACGATTCGATTCGGTGCGGAGCGATTGGCAACTCTCGACATGACGAAACCGTTATACCTGCAGAAATACGGATTGTTTTTCTTCATTCGCAGTGTAACAACCGGGGATGATGATATGTGCGAGTTTGAGTTAATTAAGATACGATTTACGGACGAAAAATACTAAGGCATGGCAGATAATTTAGGCAGCAGCAGCGACAGCACCGAGAGAATAATTGACATCAAGGTCAATATCGAGGAGGCGATACAGAAGATTGTCGAGTATCAGAACAAAATTAAGGACGTTAAGCAAGCGGAGGACAACCTTCGCAAGGCGCTCGATGATGGACGTATCACGCAACAGAAGTATGATACCGAGATGGAGAAAGCCAAACTTGCGAAGGATGAGTACAAGAAGTCCATTCGCGAGGTTGAGAAGGAAATCAAGAACGAGATAACGCAGCAGAAAGCGCAGCAAGGGAGTCTTCGGCAATTGAGAGCCGAGCTATCAAACGCGACCAAGGCTTATGACGATATGAGCAGAGCAGAGCGTGAGAGCGCAGCAGGCGAGGCGTTGAAAAATCACATCAACGAGGTAACCAAGGAATTGAAGGGTGCGGAAGAGGAGACGCAACGTTTTTACCGCAACGTGGGTAACTATGAAAATTCGATTCTGTCCGCACTGGGGCAGAACAACAAGTTTGCTCAATCCATCATGGCACTATCAGCGCAAGCAGGCAGTGCAGGAGAAATGTTTTCCGTAGCCAAAGCGCAGGTTGTAGCATTCGGAGCTGCATTGGGTAAGCTATTGCTCAACCCGATTGTATTGGCGATAGCGGCATTGGTGGGTGTGATACACGAATTAAACGAAGGCATTCAGTCGAGCGAAGAGAACACTAACAGATGGAAGAGTACATTGACTCCGTTCACTGCAGCAATCAACGTGATTGAAAAGCGCATACAAGACTGGGCAGCATCGATAACTAAGGCAAACAATAATCTTAGCGTATTGTATCAAACCGCGTTAGGTTTCCTGCATCTTGTATCCGAGAGTGATGAACAAGCGACAAAGGCGTTGGATAACGCGCAGAAAGCGGAACGGTATCGAAAGGAGGCAGAGGCACGGCAGAAGGATTACGTGCAGATGAACGCTAAGTGGAACCAGGAGTTGGCTAAACTGCAGGTTCAACTGATGCAAACGGAGAAGTATACCACCGAGCAGCGCAAGCAGTTCGCAGCCGAGTACGAGCGCATTGTGAACAAGCAGAGCGATGCGTTGATAAAGCTACGAGTGGCACAGCGCAACCAACTCTTGTACGAGAACAAGACCGCGGACAACACGTACGAAACCAACCTTAAGTTAGCGCAAGCAAACGCAGCGATTACGGATGCGCAAACCGAGAAATACACGAAGATGCGAGCCGTAGAGCGCAGATTGAACACTATTGCCAAAGCAGAGGCGAGCGCACAAGCCTCGGCAAGCGCAAGCGTAAGAGCAAGCATTCAGAGCGTAACCAAAGAGAAAGAGCAGGCACTAAAAGAGCAGGAGCGGTTAATGAAGGAGCAGCAGCGATTGTTGGCTGAGATGATGAGCATCGAAAAGTCGGCAGTGCAGCAGGCAGAAGATAGCCTTATTGCACTGATTAAGGATGGTACGGAGCGCAGATTGGCAGAGATGAAAGCAGCCTACGACCGCAGAGTGGAGAAGATACGTGAGCAGTTAGCGGATGAAAGCAAGCTAACCATTACCGCTAAGAAGGCGTTGCAACAGACGTTAATCAATCTTGAAGAGAAGTACAACCAAGACGTTGCCGAGGTGCAGCGAACAAGGACGGAGGAAGAAATACGTAAGACCGCAAAAGCCAACGCGCAGGCTACAGCCAACACGCAAGAATCCGAGGAGGCGAAAACCAAAGCGCGTGAGGGGGCATTCACCGCAGCCAAGGAATTGACAAGCGGACTCTCTACATTGTTGGAGAGCGCAGGCGAAGACAACGAGGCAGCGGCACAATTAGCGAAGGTTGTTGCATTGGCGAACATCGCCATCAGCATAGGAGAGGCAATTGCCAAGATGACAAGTGCCGAGGCAGGCAAGGGTATTGCAGGAGTAGTTACCATGGCAAGCGGTATCGCAAGTATCTTAGCCAACATGGCATCCGCGATAAGTTACGTCAATAGCGCCAAGTTCGCAACTGGTGGAGATGTATCGGGCGAGGGCACATCAACAAGCGACAGTGTGCCGGCTATGCTATCCGATGGCGAGAGCGTAATCAACGCCAAGAGTACAGCGGCATTTGCTCCGTTACTGTCCGCTATCAACCAAGCAGGCGGTGGCGTTCCGATATACGGCAAGCAAGCAGGCGGCACGGCAGACATTAACAGCATGATGAAGGATGCAACGCGCGACCTAATCAAGAGCCTTCCTGCACCAGTGGTCAGTGTAACCGATATTACGGACGTAACAAACCGCGTTCGCGTGAAGGAGCGCATTGCGAAGTTCAAGAAATAGAACAATAAAAAATGAAATAAGAACGTTATGACAATATATGAACTAATCAAGAGTAATGAATATATCTTGCGGCAGTTATGTGATGCGCACGTAGAGGCAAGTACCGTCAAGTACCTTGAATTGTACCGAGAGTACAAGCAACAGGAGAAGGACGGAGTGAAGAGAGCGTTTACGCTATCCTATCTTGCAGATAAATACAAGGTGCAGGAGCGGCACATATACCGCATTATTGCGAAATTTGAGCAAACGGTACTATTTTAGCAAGTACTTTCTTCATAATTAAGTGAGTTTTTGAATTTTGAAGGGTAGCCGCAAGGATGCGTTTACCCTTTTTATTGTACCCGATTATCGAGTTTTGGGTACACCTGCCGTATCGTATGGGTACGAAACATGAAATTTGGGTACACATGACACACAAATGACAGTGTATTTTTAGCCGTTTTATTGCGAAAAACGACCTATTGCAGTACTTTTGTGAAAATTAAAACGAAAATATGGCGAAATTAAAACTACACAACGAAATCGTGGACGAAGATAGCCGCATCATGTATGAGTGGTGGGGCGTAGGACGTGACATGCAATCCTTTACAAGCGTAGATGATTTGATTGCTGGCATGGGCGAGGACGATAGCACGATTGAGATGAGCATTGATTGTGTTGGCGGTAACGTAGACGAAGGATTGAAGATATACGATGCGCTACGAGCAAGCGGAAAGACGATAAAAGCGGAAGTGGTTGGTGAGTGTTCAAGCATGGCAACCATTGTGTTCCTGGCAGCACCGAAAACAGCGCGTAGATGCAGACCACACGCGCGGTTCTTGATACATAACCCCTATTACCCATCTATGTGGGGAGTGCTTACGGAGGACGTATTGCGAGATAGAGCGGACGAGTTGCGAGCGTACAAAGAAACCTTCCTGAACATCTACGAGGAGCGCACGGGGGCAGACCGTAAGACCCTCGCTAAGATGATGGACGAGGATAAATTTTTCACTGCGGACAAGGCGATTGAGTTAGGCTTTGTGTCAAGCGTGATAGAGCCGAACACCGCGAGCCGCAGAAAATCAAATACAATTATCAATATGAGTTTTTTAAGTAGATTAAAAGAAACCATCGCACAGATGAGAGCGACAGCAAGCACCGAATATGAGTGTGAAGAGGGTACGCTAACCGTTGAACGCGATGAGGGCGAAATCGAGGTAGGCGATGCAGCGTCACCTGATGGAACATTTACTCTATCCGATGGCACTAAGGTAACCGTTGAGGACGGAGTAGTAACGAAGGTTGAGGAACCCGAAGAAGAGGACAAGACTACGGACGAAGAGAAGAAGGGCGAAACGACCGAGCAGCAGACTGCAACCGACACCAACCAAGAGTTGGAAGAGGCGAAATCGAAGGTGGCAGAGTTGGAAGTAGCGCTTGCAGCAGTGAACAAGAGAGCCGAAACAGCCGAGGCAGAGGCAGTATCGCTCCGTGAGCAGGTGAGCACCCTGCAAGCATCGCAGGTAACAGAAGAGCAGTCCGCGATATTGGAGGCAGTAAACCTTGCAGGCGGTGAGAAGTTCCTTGAAACCTTGAAAAGCGGCTATACCGTAGGTAAGCGCTCCGTGCAGAGTCCTCAAATGCAGAAGGTACAACATAATATGACCATTGCAGAGTACAACGAGCAGAAAAAAAAGAAGAATAAGAAGTAGAAATCAAAATACAGTATAAGAATATGGCAAGTACAAATTTGGATTGGAAGCAGATTACGCCCGATGATGGCGCAATCAGAGAATTAAGCCAGCTTATCATGCAAGCGGTAACATCCCCGGAGAGCCTGGGAGCGTTTTTGAACGTGATTCCCAATCAGCGCAACGGAGATAAATTGGCTTTTGTAGGAGAGTTCGGATTGGTAGGTAAGACCGCTCAAGGTTGCGACCCGACCTATGACTCGGCAACAATATCCGCAAGTGAGAAAACATGGGATATCCTCGCATGGGAGGTGCCATTGGAGATGTGTTACCAAGACGTCATTGGTACCGTAGCGCAGTGGGCGTTAAAGAACAAAACATCCATTGCAGACATGACCGGCACGGCATACCTTGCCGACATCATTATGCCGCGATTGGTACTGGCTATCAAGAAGATGCTCCTTCGCCTTGCGTGGTTCGGTGATAAAGACGCAAAAGATTCTGCTAACGGCGGTATTTTGTTGAAAGCAGACGATGCGAAGTATTTTAATGTCACGGATGGTTTATGGAAGCGCATATTTGCCGTTATCGCAGCGGATAGCGCACGTAGAACCACTATCGATGCGAACGCGCAGACCACGAAAGCAGCACAGAAGACCGCATTCATGGCAAGCGGTTACGCAACTAAGATACTGGATAATTTGATTATGGATGCGCACCCGTTGCTCCGCAACGCGACCGACCAAGTAATCTATATTACGCAGTGTTTTGCTGATGCACTGAACATCGATATTCGTAACAATAACAAGGGTAGTGAGTTGCAGTGGAAAGCGATTTTTGACGGCATAAACGAGAGTCAGTATAGTGGCATTCGTTTGGTTGCGCTCCCCGTATGGGATGAGATTATCCAGGCTTACGAGGGTACAAGCACTAAGTTCAACCAGCCGTACCGCGCTGTCTACTCAACGAAGGACACCCTTTGCGTTGGATTGGAGAGCGAAAACGAGTTAGCAGATTTGCAGGTTTGGTTCGACCAAACGCGCCAAAAGAACTTCATCCTCGCTAAGGATAAGTTGGGCACGTTGCTTGCGGATGACCGCATGATTCAGGCTGCATACTAAGATAAGACAGTTTCATAAATTGTTATTATATACGTTCCGGGGTGCTTATATAAGGGATAGCACCTACCTTCCCTAAAAAAGCACCTCGGTTTTTAAAACTAAAAGAATATGGCTTGTGAGAAATATATATCTAACGACATTGAGAGCGGTTGCAGTAGTGTAAGTGCAGGTTATGAGCGCCAAGGCTACATTATTAATCGTTCTCATATCGACATAGAGAACGTGGTTTACGACGTTGACTTTGCAGGGTTGATTACTAGTCTGCCTCTTAAGAGCGGAAAGAAACCCTATAAACTAATTGTTCCGCCTCGTACACCGTTCAGTGGTACCAAGACGGAGTTTAACCAAGGCACATATATCAACACCTTTAATCATACGGTTTCATTCGTCCTACTCAACAGTGGTCCCGATGCATCTAAGGTTGCGGACTGCCTCGCGAATGGTGAGTATGTAATCTTACTTGAAAGCAAGACTCCTGACAGTAAGGCTCATTGGGAGGTGTATGGATTGCGCCAGGGCTTGCAGATGAGTAGTGCTACGAGGGAGCCGTGGAATGATGATACCCGCACGGGATGGTCATTCGAGATGCAGGAGAGCGGTAGCAGTAGCGCAGGCGATTGGGCGATAGATGATGTTATTAAGGCGTTGATTGCTTAATAAGACGGATGGAAGATTCAGTAATTTCTTCATATAAAACCAAGGCAGAGGAGCTGGAGGAGTACCGCAAGGGCGGAACCCTTCCTGCTCACGAAGCCGAATTAGATACACTCTACATGGATGTATGCGGCAAGCATATCCGAGAATGTAACTGCAAGGATAGATGGAGTGATGCACTGATAGAAATCCATGTAACGTTAAACAAGTTAGAAAAAATGGCTATGGCAGGAACTAAGTATAGATTACGTACAGGCGTGGTGTTGCACGATTTTGAAAAGAATGAGGCGTACACGAACGCTAATCTGACCGATAAGGTTGCAAGGGCTTATCTTAAGAAATACCCGCAACAAGCGTCTTTATTCGAGGTTCTCCCCGAGGTAAAGAAAGAGGTAAAGCAGGATGCAGATACGGACATTGAAGATACCGAAGATGTGAACGAGGTAGAGGTAAAGCAGGATGCAGATACGGACATTGAAGATACCAAGCAGGAGGATTGATACGCGCTATAATAGTGCGTTAAACCTCGTGATGTATGGGCATAACAACCTATATCCACAGCAGGTTGCCACAATCGTGGCAACTTCTGCTATTGGTTCCGCATGCATGAAACGTTACACGGACTTTATCGAAGGGCGAGGGTTTGCTAATGAGCTATTTGCGGCTCTGCAGTTGAATCGATTCGGAGAAAC